CCAGAGTTCCGTAGGGGATGCCGGTTTTCTGAGAGAAATCCAGCACGCTATCATACCCGCAGGCCTCAATCCTGCTAAGGAGAAGGTTGTTCCTAACTTTGATCTCAATACGATAATCTTTCATCTCATCCCCCTCAGCGTGTTGCTGCATACCAAGCCATGCAGGCCGCATCTGCGCGGCCATCATCTTTCTTCCGGGCGAACAAGCCAGCGTAATTAGGGAACAGCTCCATCGCCCGCTGGCGAGATCCATCCTTGCCGCCACGAACGCCAGCCGCCTTCTGCCACGTCTGCGGGGTGACGATGCTGACAGCAAGGCCACGGGCCGCCAGAACGCCCTCAACGAGGCCGACGCTGCGCCCGAAGGAAAAGACAGAACTGACGCCCTGACCCGGCATCGCCCCGACACGCTCCAAGACTACTTCGCGAATGTTCCACGCTGGTCCATCCGTCAGGTCGAAGATGTTGGAAAGGCCGTAAGAGCTGACCTCTTTCTTCACCTTGTTGTTCCGCTTCACCTCAAGGATGGGCATGTCCACGACAGACAGATGGCCAATCTCGGTGTCGAGAAAAGCGATGGCGCCGTTTAGGCCGGGGTCGATGCCAATGTAAATCACGCTGCGGTCCTTGCTGCCTCGTCGAGGGCTGTGAAGTGATCCCAATTGACCACGCCGCGCGTGGCCTCAATGATCTGCGGGCGCCAACGGTGTGGCACCATCTGGCGGTTCTTCCACTTCGTGCGGGCGTGGCGGCTGACGCCAAGCTTCTCCGCAGCGTTGAGGATCAGATCCCACTCGTAGTCAGTCTTCCTCATCGTGTACCCTCACAAAAAAGTTGGCGAGCGCCTCAAAGAACGAGATGATGCCGACGACCAGCATTGTGGTGCCACTAAGCGCAGCCAGCCAGATCAGCATTGCAGCAACGATGTCGCTCACGACCCCCTCCAAGTGATTTGCGAAGGTTGAGACATTTTGTCTTCAAAGTCAACTCGGGGAAAAGACAAATTGTCTGTTGACGCCGATCCGCAAATCAGCCTACCCTGCGAACAGTTGAAATTGAGGTACACATGAAAAATCCATTCGAGGTCCACGACCTCCAGCATCTCTCCCCCTCCGCTTGCAATCTCTTCGTCAACAGCCCGGCGATGTTCGTGCTTGAAAAGTGCATGAAGAAGCGCAGCCCTGTTGGCGCCGCAGCATATCGCGGCACCGCCGTCGAGAGCGGCATCGTCGAGGGCCTGCTCAATGGCTCCGATGACGAGACATGCGCGAAGCTGGCGCAGGCCGAGTTTGACAAGCTCACTGCGCTCTCAGGCGACAGCCGCCGCGAGAAGGAGGCTGGCGCCATTGGCGACATGGTCAAGATGGGCCTGTCCGAGCTGCGCCCCTACGGGAAGCCCACATCGACGCAGGGCAAGATCGAATATCGTATTGAGGGCCTGATGGTCCCGATGATCGGCTTCTATGATCTGGAGTGGGCCAATCATGGCATTCTCACTGACATCAAGACCACTCACGCGCTTCCGTCGAAAATATCCACCAGCCACGCGCGGCAGGTCGCTCTCTATGTCGCTGCACGGGGCAACAATCTCGATGCGCGTCTCACATACGTTACCAGCAAGAAGTCTGCGACTTACCATCTGGAGAACGTGGCGCAGCATGTGCTGGCTCTGGAAAAGATCGCGCTGACGATCCAGCGTTTCCTGTCGATCTCCGACGACCCCGCCGAGCTGGCGGCCATCGTCGTCCCCGAGGTGGACAGCTTCTATTTTGCAGATCCGATGGCGCGTAAAGCGGCCTTTGACGTGTGGGGGTTGTGATGCTCATTAAAGAAAAACATGCCGATGAAAAATGGTGCCCGCATGTGCGCATCGTTCATGCAGGCGCAACCGGAACCCACAACAGACCGGCTTGGGACATGCCTCTGACGCCGGAGAAAAAAGCTCACTGCATAGGGGATGGTTGCATGATGTGGCGTTGGAATAGCCGCCGCGATGGCGACGATCTTGGCTATTGCGGCCTTGCCGGGAAGCCGGTTGATGCCGACTAAAGTTTCAGGCGGTAGTTTAAGGCGAACGCCGGGTAAACCGGGGGTGTGGGCGGACCCCACTCGTCTGATCAAGTTTCGCCCATGTGGGCAAAGGCAAGAGGCCAGCCATATGGTCTCATCATGGAGTATGGAAAAATGGCACTTGGTTTCTCTTACGGCGGCACCGGCGGTGGCGCAGACTTTCTCCCCATCGTGAAGTTCGACGCCCGTGCGGGTCGCTTCTTCCGTGTGGATCGCGAAGACGGGGTCTCCACTCCGGTGGACATCACCCGCAGCTTCAAGGCCGTCTTCGACTTCGAAGGCCTTGAGGTGGGCTGGATCTCGTTCAACGCCGGATCGGCGCCCGACTTCCAGATGGTCCCTTTTGGCTCTGACATGGGCTCCAAGCCCTCTGACAATCACAAGCGCGGCATCCGCATGGCAGTGAAGCTGTCCGGCGAGTGCGGCGGCGACTGTCGCGAGCTTGCTGGCACTTCCGGCGCCATGATGAAGGGCATCGACCTTCTGCACGACGACTATGTCGCCGGCGCCATCGAAAACGCGGGCAAGCTCCCCGTCGTTATTCTTGAAGACACCATCCCCATCGAGAGCGGTTCGGGGGCGAAGAAGTCCACGAACTATCAGCCTGTCTTCAAGATCGCCGGGTGGGTAAAGCGTCCCAGCGGCCTGAATGACAGCACCCCGCAGGCTGACAAGTTCATTCAGCCTCAGATGTCGGCGCCCAAGGCCCCGCCGTCCACCGGATCGACCCGCGCCGCCCCTCCCAAGGCAAAGGCGCCGGTAGCCGATGACGACGAGGACTTCGGCTAATTAAACCGGGGCGGGCTTCGGCTCGCCCCACCACCAACTGGAGAATGCAATTGAAGTTCTTGCTCACAATGAACATGCCAGCCCATCGCGGCGGCTCCATTCACCAGATCACATGTGAGCATCCTGCGAGAAGCCTTGCAGAGTTCTGTGACGCCTTGGAGAAGAACGAATTTGTCCTCGTCGAAGAGTTTTACCGCGATGCGGAAGCGCCACATGGCACAGATCCCTTCTTCTCAGTCGGCTTCACTGCGCTCAATTATCGCGTCATTGGTAAAGTCAAAGAACTCGGGAAAATCACCACTGCCCACAAGGGGCGCTCAATTAAAAATGGAGATGGATATGATCAGAAGTTTCGTGAGATCGAGCCTTGATGCCGATCACAGGTCCGCAGCCTACAAAATACAGTGCCGCCAGTGCGGCAAGGAAGACAGGATCGGCATAGGCTCGCATTCAGGGTCTTTGCCTCCTGAGGTGTCAGCGAAGAAGTTCAGACAGCGTGGTTGGGTTGTCGGCAATAAGGTCGGCGATGATCTTTGCAACATCTGCGTGGCATCCAACAAAATTGCCCGGAAAGTTCCTGATAACAAGACAGGGGCGCCGATTACATTGAAATTGAAAGACCTCAGTAAGCTGCAAGAGCTTCAAGGTCTCGCAGGCGGCTCACCGCCCGCTCTAGCCCTCGCTGCGGGCACCCCTCCCATTCTCGCCTTAGAACCACCCACCGCGCAGGAGACGCCCGTGGACAAGCTTCTCACCGTGAAAGAAGCCGTCGAAGCCAAGTGGGCGACGATGGACCGCATGTATGATTACATCCGCAGAGGTAAGCTGAAGTGCATCAAGAACGAGCGCGGCGCCTTTGTCGTCGCGGAGAGCGAACTCAAACGCTTCTTCAGCAAGAAGAACCCACCTCCTGCCCCCATGTTGAATGAACCCGCGCCCGTAGTTGTTGAAGCGGCGCCTCAATTGAATGAAGGAGAACCCCCAATGGCCATGATAACTGTAGCCGCCATGACCAAGGAAGACCGGCGCATCATCTTCAGCGAAATTGACAGCCATTATCTCGACGAGATGCGCGGCTATGCCAAGGACTGGGACGACATGAAAGTGGCCATGGGCCTAAAGGTTCCGGTCGAGTGGGTCCGCACCATCCGCGAAGATAACTTTGGCGCCGAGAAGGGCGACCAGATCGGCATTGAAATCGAAAAGCTCAAGGCGGCCAGCGTAGAGGCTCAGAACTTGATCGACACCATGCGTACCCTCTGGGCCGAGATGGACAAGATGCTTGAGGCCTTTGAGACGAAGCAGGCGGCGCTTTCCACCGAAGCAAACAAGGTACACTCCGCCCTCGTTGAGGCGAAGGCGAAGATCGACGCTTACACCGCCAATAAATAGGAGAATTAAAATGAACCATACCGATATTTTGACCCAGTCCATCCTCACCCTCCGCGACCGTGATGCTCAGTACGGCAGTATGCAGGACACCATGATCCGCGCCTGCGAGATCTTTGAACTGATCACCGGCAAAGAGCTGTCGCCCTATCACGCCAACATCTTTATGCATGCTCTGAAGCTGGCTCGTGTCAGGACATCTCCCGGCAAGCTCGACCACTACATCGACGGCATTAACTATCTGGCCTTCGCTGGCGAGTTTGCAGTGCCCACGGGCAGCGCCGAAGAGATCGTCAATGCCGGGATGCGCGACCTCGTCGATCAGCTCAACACGCAGGAGGGCTAGATGGAGATGGAGTTGAACGACAAGCATCTGACGATGCTGCTTGCGGCGATTGGGCAGAAGCTCTCCAACTCTGAGGAGATGGAATACGGGCCGAACCTCGCCTGTGTCGCCAGCTTCGCCACGAAGCTCATCACGACTGTCATCGTTGGGCATGCTGACAACCGCGAGGAGGCCCTTGAGGGCGTCCGCAGCGCCCTCGCAGACTGCGAGATTATGGTTAACAAAGCCTATGACGTTCTGGAACCGTTTATGGCTATGAGAGAAAGAAAGGCTCACTGATGTCTTACGCAAAAGGCGATCTCACCTGTGACGAGAAACTCAGGGCGGCCTACGCCTACCTGATCAACGGCATCCCGCAGCACCACATTGCGGCCCTCTATGCCGTCAATCCCGGCCGCGTCAGCGAGGCCGTGACGGCCACCGCCAAGGCCCTCGGGTTCCCGGACAAGCGCATGCGCCAGTCCATGCCGAAGGACATTGCCGACGAGTACGGCATGCCCTCGACGCCCCTCAAGAACTGGGATGACGACAACGATTTCCGGTAGTCCCGGAATGGTACAGCGTATGCGTGTCTGCGTTAATGAAATGGCGACTTCTCTGCCCTAGAGTGGGGAAGTCGCCAACATTGATATGGAGATCGACATGGCCCGCATACAGGACAAATTGAGGAAGACCAACCTCTTCATCGACCCAGCCTATCCCGTCAGCAAGAGTGTGCTGATCAACCCGGACGGCATCGAGGCCGCCGACCACATCGACAACCTCATCCAGAAACTGAGCCACATCGCTCACCTCGCCATCAATCACGTTGACGACGAAGAGGTGAAGAAGCAGATCTGGCAGGCTTACTATGAAGCAGTGGGAGTTAAATATGACATTAAATGCTGAGTTTCAGATCGTTGGAGCCCTGATGCTCCTCGTCGCCGTCAACATCATCATCGCATGGGGAGGATAGAATGCGCTGGTCAGACGGAAAACATAAGTGGCACCGTTGGTTCGCTTGGTGGCCGATCACCATCACCAATCAGGCTACCAATGAAGACATCACGATCTGGTGGGAGCATATCGCCCGCAAGGAAATCATGGGCAATTATTTCCCCTATTACATCTACAACCCGGACCCCGATTACAAAGGAGATGATCAATGAGGAAACCAGAACGCTTTGCAGGCGAGGACTACAAGGGCGAGCGCCACAAGGGCACACGCTTCGGCCCCCTGTGGGCCAACTATGAGACGGGCGAGGCTGACGTGACGCTGACGCTTGAGTTCTGCGACGAGGATTGGCTGATGCGAGCCGACCTCTTGCAGGACGTGATTGGCCTGCTCAACCGCGAATATGAGAAAGCGCTCAAGGAGCTGGAGACCGAGTTTCCGGTGAAGCCGGATGCCTGACCTCGTTCAACAACTGCGCGACCGGATTGCGGAGCTGGAGGAGGAGATCCGCCAGATCCGCAACGACATGTTGCAGGACAGCAATGCCTTCACCCGCATCCTGTCGAAGCAGCAATCGGCATTGCTGGCGGCGATCTGTAAAAGGCCGACCGCCAACTATGCCTATCTCGACAACATCACCGAGCACTTCGGCCTCTACAATCGCTATGAGGGCGAGATGCACATTACGCTCAGGACGCGGGTCGCCGTGTGGAAGCTTCGCAAGAAGCTGAAGCAGTACGGCATCGAAGTCCAGATCCTGCGCGGCACCGGCTACTACATTGATGATGAGAACAGAGAGAAATTAAAGAAGCTGATGGAGGTGAAGGAATGATCGTCATCATCGAGATCCTGCTTGTGGTGCTGGCCTGCATGATACTGGCTGGCATCATCCTCTTCGTCGCTCGCATGATCGGAACCTTGTGGGGGAAGAAAGATGACTGAACAAGAGAAGTTTCAGTTTTATCTGCAAGTATCTCGTGCAATTGAGCGAGACCCTGAAGCGATTGAATGGGCCATAAAAGGCATAACAGATGGTCTTCGCATCGCAACTAAACAGGCGCGAGAAGATCAAGGTCAATGGGAAGTCATTGCCAACATGGCGATGAACAAGCGCCTTCTTGATGGCCATGAGATGTTCATTGCTGACAAGGTAGAGGCTCTTAAAGACCGCGCATGTTTCCGCTGGGATTGGTACATCGAAAAGCTTCGGGCCATTGTTGAGAGAAGAAAAGGGAAAACTAATGACTGATCTCATCATGCCGCGCCGCAAGTTCCTCACGGGCCTCATGGGCCTTGTGGCGGCGCCTGCGGTCGTGAAGGCCATCAACATCATGCCGGTAAAAGTTCTCGAATACGAAGATTGGCGACATACGATTGGTCTTCCGCTTCAAAGCATGGCGCATCCCGTTCGCACAGGCGGCGGCGTCAACCTCGCTCAAATCCGCGAGATGCTCATGCCCGGTTTGCAGAAGATGGTGGATGATATGTACGCCGAGCATCCGGGCCGGTGGAAGTCAGTTTTTGCAGGAGGCCATGATGACTGATGCCCCCGGCTCCATGCTCGTCCACTGCGGCTCATGCCGCCACGAATGGTTTGCCCTTAAGCTGCCAATGCCAATGATGGATGCGGCTGTTCTCATCGAGAAGATGGTCTGCCCCAAATGCAATGAATGGTCGCACAACATCTACTGCGGCCCGGCGCCGAAGGAGAAGACCGATGGTTGATCTTCAGGAAAAATCCATTGAGCTGTGGCGTGAAGAGGCTTGGAAGCTTCACGCCGAACTTCGCAAAGCCGAAGACAAGATTGCGGGCCTGATCCACCTTGCAGCCCAGCACATGGACGAGGAGAACAAGGCCCTCGCCCGCGTCGTAATGTTGGAGCAGGCCCTCGATGACGCCCTCGGGGAGTGGGAATACAACGCCACGACCTACAAGAGCGATCCGCTTGTCAAAAAACACGCGGATCTCGAACAGATCGCCCACTATCGCAAGTTGCTCAACGACAGGCTAAAGTAGGCGTCCCGAAACCGCATGGCCGATGGAGAGAATGGTCCTGCCCGCAACAGGAGTTGTACATGAAGAAGATCGCGCTGGCCCTTGTGGCCTTCACCTTGGCGCTGCCCGCCGCCGCAGACGAAATGACTGCGGCAGAGTTCTTCGCCAGAGACAAGGCAAACAAATGGACCGGCGAGCTGGTCGCTCCGAGAAGCCCCTATGGGAAGCTAGTAAAGCCGTCCAAGATGACGGCGGACAAGCAGAAGGTGATCGACGCCATTGCGCTTCACGTCACCGCCCAGATCGGCTCAAAGTGGGTGGACACGGCCATGCGGATTGCGAAGCTGGAGAGCGGCTTTAGTTGCCGTGCGAAGGGTCCAAAGACCCGCCACGGCCACGCCAAGGGCGTCTTCCAGCTCATCGACAGTTCAGCGCGAACTTTAGGCTTTGACCCGGCGCAGATGTACGACTGCGATCAGAACATCCTCGCGGGGATTGCGCACATGAAGGCCTGCATTGAGCTGGGCCATGTGAGCGAACCTCGCGAGATGGCGGCCTGTCATGTGGCGGGCTGGGCTAAATGGAATGTGAGGCTGGCTCGACGCCCAGAGCTGTACAAGAGACGGTACGTTGCCCTCGCAATGAAATGATCAAATGGAGAATGGAATGAGGACGCTTGAGGAACTCCACGCACATTACAAGGCCGTTCGGGCCAGATTAGATAACCCCGTTAAGAAGGAACCCGCAGTCCGCCTCATTTACCCAGAGCCAGAACCGGCGCCATACCCAGACCCCCTTGATATTGTGCAAGTTGTCGAGGATGTCGTCGAAGCACTGCCGGAAGAGCCCATTTCCGCCCTTCCGGCGGTCACAGAGACGCCTTCTAAAAAAATCCTGTCAGAGGTAGCCGAGAAGTACGGAATGCCGCCCACGGTCTTCCGCAGCAAGAGCAGGGACGCAACCTATGTGCTGTGTCGTCAGGAGGCTTCATACCGGCTCAAGTATGAACTGAACTTCTCGCTCTCGCAGATTGGCCGCTTGATGGGCCACCGGGACCACACGACCGTCCTCCACGCCATCCGTCGATACGAAAAAAATCTCGCCCTCGGCTTGGGGCCTTGGGCGAGCAAGTGCGTTTCGAACGCCTGTGTCACTCAGGTGGAAACCACAGGCGCGACATGATCATGGATGATCTCAGCTCATCATGCAAGGAGGCCCTTCCCCAGTCGGGGGAGGGTCAACCCATATTAGGGGTAACAATATTGGAGCTGCGGCTTTTTTCCTGCCGATATGTAATTGGCGCCGATGATGATCTCGGCGCCATTTTTTGTGGGCTCACAACCTTCAAGGGCTCTTACTGCAAGACCCATCACAAGATTTGCTACAAAGGTCTGCCTGCGAAGAGCTTATGATACGCCCGCTCCGGTGAGGACGAAGGTGTTGGAGCCAACGCAGAAGACCGTGCAGAGGCCACGGGCGGCAAGGGTGCGGTTGCCGGTGTTGACAGTGCCAGCCTGATACATCGTGACCGAAGAGCCCTGCGTGATTGTCTGGTCAGAAGAGCTGTTGTTGTAAATGGTCACGGACTGTCCCGCAGAGAAAATGGATGCGGGGACGGTGACGCCGCCAGTCGTGATGCTGATGTATTTCCCATTGTCAGTTGCGACCAGAACATAGGCGCCAGTTTGAGAATTGGCCGGAACATTGCGAAGATTGCCAATACTATCCGAGGCCGTTGTCCCTGCGGTGACCGTTGTTCCTGCGGTGACCGTTGTTCCTGCGGTGACAGCATTGGTAGCTGTCAGCGCATTGCCCGTCAGCGTCGTGCCGTTGAAGGTCAGATTGGCGGACCCGGTAATGGCGCCTGCCGAATTGTAGAGGACTTGCGTATTGCTGCCAGTGCCAGACAGGGCCGCAAAGTTGGTTCCGTCTGACCAGATGATTGAGCGGCCACCCTGCGGGATGACAACCGAAGACCCGCCACCAGAAGCCTGCGCCATCGTGATGGTGTAGGCGCCAGTCGTGTTGTTGTAGACGACCCAGCTCCCGCCCACGCCAGCCGGGACCGTGTAGATGATGTTGGCCGTCAGGGTCGCCGTGCCAGTAATGCTGGTGCCAAAGACGATGGTCAGCTTCTGATATTCGCTCGCGACAAGGGCGACAGTTCCCGACACCCCTGTCGGGTTTTTGACAGTCACGCCACCGAAGGCCGCGTCGATGATGTCCCAGTCCGTATTGATCGGGCCAGACCAGCCCGTGGGGTTCGAGGCGTAGTCGTTATATCCGGGCTTCTCGATGCTCTTGTTCGTCGTGTAGGTGCTGGTCATCGGGCGGCCCTCAGATGTGCTGGTTGGCGATCTCAAGGGCGCGGGTGACGGTGTCGTCACTCTCGTTCAGGAGATCCTCAGTGCTTTGCGTGACGTGCTTCTTGGCGGCCTTGGAGAGCGCCATCAGGTTAACGGCGCCGCCGGTGGCGCGGCCAGTGCGGTTACCGGGGCCGGGGATGGTGAGTTCCCGAGGCGTTGGCGTACCGCCATCTGGAGCCAACCGCTCCTCTTGCTGCTTCTGACCGGCAATGGTGCTGGTCATGGCCTCCTGCCTGACGGCGAGAGACTTCACAAGGTCGCGGACAGCCTGTTGTTTGACGCGCCCCTGAGCGTCTATTCCGCGCTCAAGCATGGCGCGGCCAATTTCGGGGTAGAGCAGGCCCGCATGGATCAGGTCACTGATGTTGTTGATGCCGCGCTGGCGAGCAGCCTCAAAGAGCGCCTTGGCGCCAGCCGTCGCGGCAGCTCCGCCAGCCCTCACAACATTGCCAGACAGCGCGCCGGTCATAAATTCATACCAGATCGCCAGATCAGCGCCCAAGGGCGCCTTCTCTTTTGCAGTTCCTCTGATTTGTTCGGCAAGGCTCTTGTTCTGATATGTGTCAGACCCAGCAACCTTCTGAGCCGATGCAGCATCCTGCGCACGGTCAAACTCCGCCGCAAGAAGACGCATATTCTTCATGTTCTCGCGGCCATAGAGAGCCTCCATCGAGGCTGTATGCGCGTCCATGAACTTTGTCAGCTTGGCGCCGGAGACGATATTTTCACCGCCAGCGCGGCCAGCATTGGAGAACTCGCGAAGCATGTAGTCCACGCCCGCAGCGCGCAGACCATTGACCACTTGAGGATCTCGACCGGCAAGGTCCAAGACCTGATTGACCTCTGTCACCCCCTGCTTGAGCATTGAGCCGACCTTGGGGGCAACATCTTCAGCGCCGGTGATGCCGAGGAACCTTGCGGCAGGCCCCTGCGTTGCCTGAGAGATCAGCCGTGAGCCTGCGCTCTGGGCATCTTGCAAGGCGGCAGTGGCCGCCGCAGCGTTATCAAAGCGCGAGGAGAAGCCGGGCGTCACCTCGTCGATGGCGCGCAGAGCGTTCGCATGCCGGTTCCTCCATGCGTCAAGGGCTCGCGGCGTCAAAGTATCGCTCCTGCCCATGCTCTGCCGAAGGCGCATCATCGCCATATCCTGCAAGGCGGCGACGGCGGCAGGGTCATTGTTTGTAGCGCGCAGGAAGGCCTGCGCATTAGTGTATCCTTTATCGCCAGCGGCGAAAGCAAGTTTAGGGATGCCAGAAGCTGGCACTCGGTACTGGTTTGCAAATCCAAGATTTGCCAGCACTTGACCAACCGGGCCTTGCTCATAGGTTTCCATCTGTCTTGCATGGGCTTCCTTGCCCCGCATGAGGCGATCAGCCTGCTCTGCGGTCATATTGGGAAGCTCAGATGTTGGAGCAGAAGATGGCGGTTCTCCACGCCTCTCGGCCATGAAAGCATCAGCCTCACGCTGCAAGCGAGCCATCATTGTTTCTTCTGGACGCATAGCCCCTCTCTCAACGAGGGACTGTTCGTATGCAGCTTGATTTTCCGCAGCGTTATTGAATACGTCGCGGATGGCAGTTTTTAATTCGGTCAGGCGCCGGATAGTATTGGGATCACCTTCAGGAGATTTTTTGTTGCGCGCCACTTCATTGGTGATGCGCTTTTCAAGAGCGTGAAGTTCAGAGAACCTCTCAACGTCAAGGGTCGTGGCAGCATCCTGAAAAATGCTTGCCTCTTCACCAGACAGCTTTTTCGCCATTCTGGTGCCTTCGACTTCGCTGACAATAGCCGCAGCCGCATCGCGAACCGGGGCGCCAACAAGGGTAATGTTCTCGCGGGCAAGAGGCTCGTAAATGGCGCTCGTAGCTATGTCAGCCGCATTTTCGGCGTCCACAAGCCTATCGCGTAAGGTTTGGCCAACCTCTTCGGGAGTAATGCCAATGGGGACGTTTTCGGCTTCGCGCTGGGCCTGCTCCGTCAAATTGCGAACTGTCGCCTGATGATCGGCCTCGATCTGAGCTGCGCGATTGTTAAAAAACTGCGTTGGCGCCAATTGATTGGCGTTCTCAGGAGCCATCTCACCAAGCATTTCTCGACGGGCGATATTGGCCTCGTCGCGAAGCGCACCAATATCCTGAGCAAACTCCTTTGACGTGTTCTCATAAACCTTCTGGGCCTGAAGAGCGCCTCGGTCGAATGTTTTTTCGGCTGTGGTTTTAGGTGAGCCGGGGACATAGTCGGGCTGAAAGCGCAGTTCTGCCACTGACTTTTCAGGATTTTCGAACAGCTTTGTAAATTCGATGTCAGCCTGCCTCTGCGCCTCGGGAGTGCCTTCCTTGGCCTTGATGGGCTCCATGTAATTTTTCACGCCACGGACAAGTGAAGATCCAAGCGTAGGGGCCGCGCCTGCAATCAAGCCCGCGACAGGAGCGCCCGTGAGTTCAGTGGCCACGTCAGACAGGACACCAGTGCCGAAGGCGAGCGGAGCCGTGCCAGCCGCGCCCTTGGCGGCTTCGGAGGCGATCTTGACGGGAGTGGCGCCCTCGGACGCCGTCTTCATGCCACGGAAGATCGCGCCCGGAGCCATCGAGCCGACGACTGTGCGCAAGCCCGCCATGCTGGCCTGACCAGCAAGGTCTTTAGGCTCATACTTGCCGGTGCGCTCAAGGATCGGCGCTGCAATGCCTTCGCCAGTGGGAATGGGCAGACCGAAGATAGGGTTCACATAGCCCTTCTGCTCTGCGGGCGACTGGAACTTCTTGCCCAGCTCCTCCGCCTCCTTGATGAACTGGGCGCCACTCTTCCCGCCGGGGAGCGCACCAGCCCAGCCAAGGACGTGCAACGCGCCGCGAGCGGGGGCTTCCCTGAGAACGTCATAGGCCTGCCCAAGGTTGCCGAGCATGCCGGGGTAGTCGGCAAGGCCGAGAATAGTGGAGGTGGCGGCACCTTTGAGTGCGCCGCTCCCAAGCTCATCGCCCGGCTTGTTGCCGAGCGCCTTTTGATCTGGCGCGTTCAGATAGCCCTCATAAGGGTCTTTGAGGTACTGCGCATAAGGATCAGTATTGTCAGCCATCTGCCTCGTCCTTGCGCTTATTGAGCGTACCCAATTTTACCTTTGTTCGGCCCTTCAGGGATAACAAAAGGTGTTCCACGCTTCAGTTTTTTTATGTCATCAGGGCCAGTTATCTCAACTGGAGCCTGCCCAGATGGCGCGGCGCCCCGAGCCGTCTCTTCTTCAGAGGCTTTGACGGGGTTAAACCAAGGATTATCCCTGCGGTAGTCAAACAGTTCAACCTCAATGTTGTGCTTGCCGGGATCAAGCCTTTTTACCTTCTCGTAGGCGCCAACCAAGCTCTCAGCCTTGGGCTTGATCACGTTGTTGACGATCCACTTCATCGCCTCCGGCAAGAGATCTTCGCCGGGGGTTGTGGCAAGATATTGATTGAACTCTGACACGCGAACGGGAGACCCGTTCATCGCTATGCGAACCATCTCACTGGCAGCATCTGTCTGAAGCTTCCTTGCGGCCTGCGCATTGCGAGGATCAGTTCCCGTAAAGTCTTTGACAAACGAGGGACTAAACCCAGCCTGAACCATGAGCGCAGAAAGATTAGTAAGCCTTGACCCGAGAGGGCCGCCGCTAAATGTCGGCTTCCCGCTGTCATCAAACGATGCGCGCAATATCGCATTCGACTGATTGATCAACTGTTGAGCATCTTTCGCCTCTTTCCCGGCTTCCGTCAGAGCCGCTTGCTGGCGCTTGTAGTTTTCAGTGAAAGAATACTTTTCGCTCTCATGCTTGAGCGTCTCATGCAGCTCCGCCACCTTAGCCTTCAGCGCCTCGCTTGCCTTCGGCCCAGCCATCTTCAGTTCGGCCTGAGCCTCTGCAAGCTTGTCAGACGTTTTCAATGCGGGGCCGATTGCGTCTTCCAGCGCCTTGTTAGCAGCTTGGTTCTTCTGGTCAGCCTCCGTCCTGCGGGCAGTGGCAAGGCCAGACAAGCGGGTTGCCTCGGTCAAGTATTGGCCTTGAGCAGGTGTATTTTTTGCCAATTTTCTTGCATCAGCGGCAAATTGATCTGCTTGCCGCTGATATTCAGCGGCCTCCGCTTGAAGGCGCTGCGCTTCTTTCTCAAGATAATCAGGGCGACGGTTCTCTGGGACATCAGCGAACAAGGCAGGATTTCTCCGGGCTTGGTTCATCAGATCCAGCTTTGAAGGAGGCGGCGCCATAGGATCGTCAGAGACCTTCTGGCCCGCAGACTGTGCGGTCGATGCTGCGGCCTGCGTTGTGGCCGGAGGTTTGGGCGCTCCTGCGCCTGCCGCAGGCGCTCCCGCCTCCTGAGTGGTGGCAGGAGGTGTAGTTGCCGGGGGCTTGCCAGCCGTCTCTAGCTTCGGCTTCGGGGCCTCAATTTCTTCCTTCGCAGTCGTGAGAGCTGTTGTGGTAGGCGTAGAACGTGCAGGGGATGGCGTAAGTTGACGCTCTCCAGCAAACGCTCCCAAGCGGCTCTGCATGGTCGCCTCGTCAACCCAGTCGCCACGCGCCGTGTCCTGATAGCGTTCTTCGCCATCAATCAGCACGGGGCCTTTGAAGCGGTCCTTGTTGAATTGCAGGCGCTTCATAAGCTGATCGGCGCTCTGTTTCTGCATCTCGGTATAGGCGCCGGTGCCGCCCACCAGACCTGAGCCAATGGCGCCCGCCAGTGTCTTGTTGGGCGACGCTAGCATGGCGCCTACGCCTGCCAACGCGGGCACCCAGAAGTTCTCGGATGACAGCGTGTCCTTGATCCCCTCGGACGTGATCTCGGGGAAGAAGGGCTTGGTAGCCTTGGGCGGCTCAAGGCCGGGGCGCGGCTTCGCAGTCGCGGGCGTGGTGGTCACAATTGCGTCTTCAGGGGTAGGGACGCGGGCCGCAGGACGGGCAAGGGGAGGCGCGAGGCCTGCGCGAGGCACTTTCGTCTCGCCGCCATCGCCACCCTGCGCGGTCGTTTCATTCCCGCCTTCGGCGACTGCAAGAGTGGGCTCTGCCGTCGAATACTCGTCAGGCACAACAAGGCTTCCGTCCTGATAATGCCCGCGCTTGGCGGCCTTGTCGGTCGCCTTCTTGTAGTTCACCGTCTTCATGCCGCCAGCAAGGCCAACGGCGTCCGGGTGGATCTTCTCGACCTTCTGGGCGAGGAGGCCCATCTGCGTCTTATCATCGCCATTGTAGGCGTAGCGATAGACGGGCTGGCCGTCATAAAGCTCGCCGACCTTCTTGATGTCGTGCTTCATCCGCTCGTCAGAGAAGAGCAGGGCGAGCGGGCCAAGGGCCTCAAGGCCAGCCATGACAGGCGCGGCAACTGTAGTAATGCCCTCAATAACAGGCGCGGCGGCTGACGCTAAACTGCCAAAGAGGCCTGCGCCTTCTGTGGCGCCAGCCGCAGCCGCAGCGGCGTCAGCGGCCCCAGCACCTCCGACAAGCGGGGCGCTCGTGAGGCCGGGAGCGGCAGCGGTCGTGAGGTCGATGACGCCGCCGGTGGGCGCCGTCGCAGCGCCAAGGGCGCCAGTCGAGGCCTCAGTAGCCCCTGCAACGCCCGGAGCGGCCTCTGCAATGGTGCTGCTCATGGCGGTGGGGGAAGCCTCACCGGCAAGCTGCTTGGACGCCCAGTCAAAGGCGTTCTTGCCGGTCTTGCCGAGGCTTGCCATCTGCGTCAGTTCACTGGCAAGCCCGCTCTTGGCAGGCTGCGGCCTTGGCGCGTCCTTGGTTTGAAGAGACGGGCGAGGCGTCTCTTGCTGCAATTGAAGCGTGTCATCCAGATAGCCGCCAGCAATACCGCTGTAGGGATTGGAGCTGGAGTTGACGTAGCCCTGCCCGCGATAGGCTTCACGGTCGCCGATCAGGCCGCCGTGGGCTTTGCCGAGGAGGGCGTCAACGTCTATGTCGTTCTTTCTCGCCCAGTCCAAGTCCTTCAATTCGCGTATCTTGGTAGCCGCCTCAGTCTGTTGACGAGCCGCCACGTCAGCCGCGCTGCGCAGGAAGTCGGGACGGTTCTTGTAGCCTGCATAACCCAAGGCCGCGAGGTCAGCGAACTGCTTCGCCTCGGCGACGGCATTGCGCTCCGCCGGGCGCTGGCCCGGCTGCGCCTGAGCCATCGGACGCTGGGCTATGGGCTCCAATTGGACGCCATAGGGGCCGCCACCGAAGGCGAAGCCGCCACGGGCGAAAGAGCCGCCTGCGGGGCCGACGAGGCCGCCCTGCGAGGCGTTGGCGGCGAGGAATTTCTCCAGCTCCGCCATGCGATCATTCATGTAGCCGGGGCCAGATCCAAGATCTGAGGCGCGACCGATTGAGCTTTTTAGCGAAGCAAGTTCGGCCCGCTTGCCCTCCATCGTGCCGGGAGAGAACCCGGTAGCCTTGGGGGCGCGAAGAGCCTCTATCTCGGCGGCGTCAGCGCCAGCCCGGATCGGGATGTCGGCGCCCACCCTCATGGCGGGCAGAGATATTGGCGCTAGACCAGCGCGAGGTTCCGCAAGCATCCCGCTGGGGGAACTCATCGAGTAGGCGTCCGTCATCTCGCCGCCAGCGGACTTGTGGACGGCGTCCTTCGTGGCCTCCTTGTAGTCCACAGTCTTATAGCCGCCAGCAAGCCCCACCGCCTCGGGGTGATGCTTTTCAACATCCTGTGCCATGAGGCCGATCTGGGTGCGCGGATCGCCCTTGTAGTTGTAGCGATAGATGGGCTGACCATCGTTGGTCTCGCCGACCTTCTGGATGTTCTCCTTGAGGCGCTCGTCCGAGAAGAACCCGCCGCCGCCAGTCGTCGTGGACGTGCTTTGATTGCCCGACAGGGCGCCCGTGCCGGTGGCGATGTTTGCGAGGAACTGGGCCACTTGGAAGGGGTAGCCCTGCTCCTGCATGAACTGATTGTACATGGCCTGCTTGCCAGCCTGCTCAGTTTGCTGTTGTTGCTGGCCCGCCTGCAATTGAGCCTGCGCACCGGCGAGACCGGCCTGTTGCGCGTTCGTGCCGAGGTTTGCAAGGTTCTGCGAGACCGTCTGCAAGTTCGCACGGTTGGCCTGTTGCGCGCCGAGGTTGACGCCTTGCTGTTGCTGGGCGGCGGCGAGGGCCTGATTGTAGTTTTGCTGGTACAGGGGCGAGATAGCCTGCGCCGTGGCGAGGCCTTGCTGGCCCTGCAAGATGGCGCGCTGAAGACCGGCGCGGTCGCCACCAAAGGCGCCACCACGGATGGCGTCAGTCTTTTGCTGCGCCAGTTGCTGACCCTGTTGCTGTTGCAGTGCGGCCTGCGTAGCATTCACCACATTCTGGGTGAAGGGGTTCATGTACTGATTAACATTGAGTTCGTTGGGGTTGACGTTATAGGCGCTGCCCTGCGCCAAGCCCGTGGCCTGTTGATAGTAGGGCTGCGCGGCGCCAGCCATCGCATTGGTGTTCTGAATGCCAGCCTGTTGCGTCTGCGTCAGAGGCGCGACGAAGGCGTTGGGATCATTGCTGTATTTCTGGTAGGGCTGTTGAGCGACAGCCTCCGCACGAGCGTTGACGGCGTTATACCGCGCCAGAACCTCCGGCGGGATTTCCGTCTTGTTGACCGTTGTCGAACCGCCTTTGCCGCCGCCGCCCATAGCCTACCTCAGTCGTTACTCGGCAGCTTGTTTCCAAGCGCCTGTGCGGGTTCCGTAAAGGAAATATGCCCCAGAGGGCGGCCCAAAGATGCGCTCATACATGCGGATTTTCCCCGATGTCCGTTGATTGGACAGCACTCCGATGGTGAGGGGTATTCCAAGCTCATCTGAAACCTTCTTGCTGAAGTCGCACAGCTTGCGCGCGCGACCACCCTTGGCGGCCCTGAAGTCGGGGTGAATGAACACGGCCCGCTCTTCCAAGATCTCGTCCTTACTATACCATGTGTTGCAGATCCTCAAAAGGATGGCCCCTTGAGGCTTCTGGCCGGGGACGCCGACGATGCCGACGATACCCTTTTCGCGGTTCAGAGCTGGCCAGATCTCTTCGAGAATGCGGACGGGGTCCGGCTCCACGAAGCCATTCTCGTCGCAGGCGGAGAATGCCAACTCCATCATGTCGTCGATGTCTTCAGGTTTCCCGACCCATACTTTCAGCTCGTCAGACATTGAGATCCCCCTCAATCTTTCTTCGGACCCGGCAATTTCTTCAGCGTGTTGATGAGATCCTTGCGCGTGTCCGTGATCCACTTGTCGAGGGCTCGATGCCCTGCGTCAAGATCTCCGCCGCCCGCCCAGATGACCTCATCAGGAGAAAGAACATATTCTCCACCGGCGGCGACAATAGGAACTGGTTCCCCGACGCCACCACCAGCCGCATAGGCGCCGTAGGGGGCGCCCTTAAACATCATCTTGACGGCTCGATAGCCCGCCATCGTGTTGCCCTCGCCGAGGGAGGAGACGATATCGGCAGGGATCACATAGGAGCCCGAGGGGACGTGCATGGGGAGGTGATCGGTGCGACCGGCCACGGGGCTATGGATGGCGCCAAGGTGGACGTTGTTGGCCATCTTGGGAGGCTTGGGCATCTTGAGCGGGCCACCAGCCGCACGGGCGTGACGGGCCGTATTAAGCGCGATGGCGACGGCCTGCTTCTGCGGGCGGCCAGAGCCAACCAGTTCCCCAATATTGGAGCTGATCGTCTTCTGTGAGGAACCTTTTTTCAGCGGCATGGCGTCCTCATGGATTTGGCGTGTAGCCGACGCAGAAGTTCATCCCGGCGTCAGTCTTTAGAACTAGGCCATTTACATATGGCAGCTTCACATCTTGATAGGGTGCGAACGAGGCGTGATTTGATGGCAAAGATTTATAAATTAAGTTTGTCGCCGATATGCCACCAGTGGTCGCCGAGTCATAAACGGAGACCTGAGCTGATCCGGCATGGACCGG